CCTTGTACGCGGGAAATTTTAGCGCGGGGCCATGGGTATGGCAAGCGCGTGGGGGGTGCGGGGGTGTGGGGGTGTGTGCGCTTTTCTATACACACACGCCCCCGTCGAAGCGCGAAGTGGGGGGGGGTAAACCTGACCAGACGGTCAGGATCTGCAGCTGGAATCGCATAATCGTTATTATGTTAAATTTATTATGTAACGATATCAGCATGTTAGCGTTTTACACCTATCTATGGTTGTATCGCTGGCGATATTGCTGCGCTGCGACATCGCAATATTTGACCATTTGGTAAAAAAAGCGTATTCGCGCACGCGCGTCTGAGCGTCGGCGTGTCTGCCGCAGAGGCTAAACACGCCCTCACGCTCCCGTAGAGCCGCTGTGAGACGCCTAAACGCCTCGCAGGCTACCCTACCCACCTGACGCCTCCAATTCGCCCGCTATCGCAGCGTAACCGCACACGTCCACCCAGTTATCCGAGTGATCGCTTGACCGCGACCGCGATACCTTGAGCAGCACCATCATCGCCGCCACGTCCACCTCCGTCACGTCTACGCCGAGATACGCCGACCACATGCCGGCGATGGTCGCGTGCGACGCCTTTGCGGAGCCATATGTCCGCTGCCTGTCGCCCGTGATAAGCTCACCCGCCGTGCGTAAAATATCTTCCCTCGTTACCATGGTATATCATCCTCTATGTTATCGTTGCCATGTCCATCCACCACACGCGTCACCTTCGCGTTGGGGAACGCCTCAAACGCCTTCTGCAGGAACGCCTCGCTGAAGTGCTGCTTCAGTATGCACGCGGCATCCTCGAACGAGTAGACCACCCACTGCGGATACCGCTTGCGCAGCTCCGCGCATCCCTGCCTTGCGAAGCACACGATCTGACCGCCCTCCACCTCCACGCACCACGCGTGCGGCGACAGCGGCTTATGCCCCGCGCCCTCCGCTTCCGCTTCCATCCGCTTCCACCCCGCCATGAGCTGCGTGGCGATCTTGTTCGTCCTAACGACATCACGCTCAACGACCGCCTGCTTCAGCGCCTCATAGGCTGCCTCGAACTTGCCCGCCAGATCCGGCGTGACCAGCGACGGCAGCGTGTCACCCCACCGCTCTGTCATTTCCCTCGCCACCCGATCCAGCGGCTCCAGCTGACCCCAGACTGCCGCCGGTATAGGCTCCGTCCTTTCACCAATCGTGAACGTTCCCTTTGCCGCTATCTGCTTTGCCGTAGGCCGACGCCCTTTATGCTTAACCATGACCGCGCCCCCTAAGCATCCCCATCAAAACAATCTCCGCACCTTGAATAAATACGCCCGCACTTCTCTCCGCACCTTGCATATATATATGCAAGTGGTGCGGCGGAAGATTTCTTGCCGTATTTACCGCACCCTCGGCACCACGCCGCACCATAAGTGCGGTAAGTGCGGAACGTGCGGAAACGCCCCCAACGGCGCTCATAGCTTGGACTTCACTTCGACCACATACACACGCAGATCTGGCCGCTCTTCCTTCATGTAGCTGGCCACTTCTTCAGCGTCTGCTTGATCCGCGTAAACGCCATCCGCGAACACCGGCTTCAGCACCCCGATGTCGCCTTCCTTCCGCTTGGCGTTCACGTCAACGGCTACCGCCATATAGTTTAGCTTGGTCATATCCCAGCCTCCTCTCCCGTTATCCATTCACCCACCACCACGCACGGCACCTCCCTGCCGTCACGCTTGCTTGGCGCAGACGTCTTGCGCAGCACGCCGTTCTCGATCCACTTGCCCACGATTGCCTTGGCCTTCGCCTTCTCGTGTCGCTTCTCCAAGTCTAGCCCCAGCACGTCTGCCACTGTGACGCCGACCCACGTCTTGGCCTGCACGTTTGCGCGGAGCGGCTCGCCCTGCGTTTCCGCGTCGCCCACCGCGCGCTGCACCTTCATCGCGTCACGCGCCGACACGCCGTCGAAGAGATCCGGCATCGCATATTCAGTGGCCACGCCAACATATTCCATGTTTGGCAGCTGCACGCCCACCATGCGCCGGTAGACCGCCTTTGCTGCTGGCGGTGCCAAGTTTGCCTTGCCGTCGTCCACGCGGAATATGCCGAGGCTCTCCGCCTCTGACACGCCCAGCTTCTGCGCGTCTTCCGCGCTGATCTTGTTAATGACCCGCGCCGCACGCGCCGCCCCGATCAGCGACCCCGCGCCCCTGACGCTATCTATGGTCGCCTCGTCGCCGTTGCCCTTGCGGATGTGATGCACCAGCGCCACGGCGCAATCTGTCTCGTCGCATACGCTACGCACGGCACCGACGGCTGCGTTCATGGCCACGTTGTCGTTCTCGTTGATCTGGTTCGCGCCGACCCACGGGTCGATCATCACCATGCCGATGTCGTTCTCCTTGATCTTGGCCGCCATGTAGTCAAGCATCTCGTCGTTGACCTCGATCCCGTCGCGCCCTTGGTTTGCGAACACCATGTTGAGGCTCCTTCCGGCGTCGAGGAACAAGCGCCCCCGTATTTCCTTGGCGGTGACGCCGTAATGCAGCATCGCCGCCGCAAGGCGTCGCTGCATCTCCTCAAGCGGGTCTTCAAGGTTGATGATCCACACCTTGCACGGCTCGTGTATGGCCTCGCCCAGCAGCGGCTTGCCCGTTCCGATTGCGAGCGCCTCCACGATTTGCAGAGACGTCTTCCCGACGCCGCCCGCCGAGGCAAGCACGCTGACATGGCCTCGCACGTAATGCTGCCCGTAGATCCACCGCCGCGCCGGTATTGTCGCGGGATCTATTGGCTCGTATGCAGTTGGCCACTGGCGCTCGCCTGCGATGCGCTCCTGCTTTACTTCCTCGACCGGCTTCGCCAGCGCCAGCGCCTCGCGCAGCTTCTCCGCGCCGGCTTCCTGCAAGTAATCGTTGGCGTCCTTTACGTTTTCCACGCCCAGCGCGTCGAAGCGCACGACGTGGACGTCTGTGCTGCCGTCGCCGCGCAGCACGTCTGCAACCGCTTCCACGTCTAAGTCGGGGTCTGCGCAGATCGTGACGTCTGATGCGCGTGGCGCGTTGAACGTCTTCATGCCAGACTTGCCAAACGTGCAGACGATTGTCGCCTCGACATGGCCCATGATCGCTTGGCGCACGCTCAGCGCGTCCTCTGGCCCCTCGACCAATATGATCGCGCCGCCCTCGTGCTGGTCGCCGATCCGCATGGCATTGCCGACCAGTGATCCGCGTGAATACTTGTTGATGTTATTATGCTCGCGCTTCTTCCCGTCCGGCGTCAGCAGCACCGATTGCACGCCGCACAGCTCGCCCTGCTCGTTGGTTGCGGGAAACAGTATCGCCGGCCCATCGTATAAGCTGGGGCTGAAGCGCGCGACGCCCTCCGCCACGCCTGCTCGCATGCCACGGTTATTCAGGTACAGCAGCGCCGGTCTGACGGCGTCCTTGTTCTCGCGCGATATCGGCACGCTGCGCTCCCACGCTGCCTGCGCCTTTGCGATTTTCTCGGCGCGCGTTTCCTCGTCGCGGATCAGCAGATCCTTGCTGGCCAAGCGCACGATCAGGCGATCCATCTCGCTCGGCTGAAACGGCATCGCGTCATCGTTCTCCAGCGTCTTCGGGTTTTCGCTGCCCCGCTTGAACCCGCTGCCAATGGTTGCCTTTATCTCGTGTTCCTGCAGCCCGATTGCCTTGGCAGCCGTGTGCAAGTCTATGACGCTGCTGTCGATGTTGCTGGCGTCCATGTGCGCGTGCCGACCCAGCGCGTATGCCGCTAGGTTCAGCGCCTCGTTGCGACGCCCCTGCGGAGCCATGCCGATCTCGGAAACGACGCTTTCCCGTACCTTTGCAAAATAGTTTACGCTCATTTGATTTCCTCGCAAAACAACCCGCATTCAAAGTCCAAGTTTTTCATTGGCTTACCCCTTACGTCTGGCGATAGCTCGTCCAGAAAGATGCGCTCGTTGTTAACTCGCACCAGCCTTGCGCCGAGATCGCGTGATTGCTCTGCTCGCTGGTCAAACACGTCAGGGTGCATTTCACGCACATGGTTCCAGTAGGTTGGGGAAGTTGCCTTGACGCAGCCTATGCAGTTGGCGTTTGGGTATCCCATGCCGTAAATGCGCGGAGGCTTGATGCCATGATCTGCCAAAAACATATAGCAGTCAGCCTTTGTCATCTTTTCGTCGATTAATACGGGGATAACATTATCACGCTCAGTCAGCACAAATCTGTCATGCCGCTGCTTTTCTTCCAGCGTAAAGCCAAGCACATGCCAGTCTGGATCATTAGCTTGCTCCCATATTTGGCGAGCGCGTTTCTTCAGCTCAACGGTGCATGGCGCGCCGGCAACGCCCGACATAAATTTGCGCTTAGCCCACACATCTACCGCCGAATGGCTTGGATATGATGGATTTTCCGCAAACTCTATTTCAACGCCAAGCCATTTTTCAACGTCACGCAGAAAGCGCAGATTGTCTTCGTCTTCCTCTGCAACTGGATTATTTATGACGCGCACGTTGGCGATCATGCCATATTTGTTTAGCGTCTTATATGCCGCCACAGCGCTTGCTGCGCCTGAACTAAACCACACTGCGATGGTGTCTTCCTCTACTTCCTTGCTCATCCCGCTCTCCCGTTTTTATGTGTCCACGCCCGCCGAAGCAGGCGTGGAGCTTGTTACCTTAGAAGCCGAAGTCGTCTGCGTCTACAACGCTCGATACTGGTGCCGCTGCGGTTGGCACCGGCTCCGGCTTAGGCGGCGTGCTGTCTGCGGGTTTCGCAATCCACTTGGATATGGCAAAGCCCAGATCGTATGACGTTCCCTTGCCGACTACGACAGGCGTGGACGTCGTGACGCTGACGACCGGCACCATGCCCTGCGCAAACTCTGGCGCGTTTTCCGCTTGGTTGTACAGCTTGGCGATAAACTGCCCCGTGCCGTATGAGTTGTTGCTGAACTGCGCCTTGGTGCCGTCGGCCATCCAGCAGTCCACGTCGAAGCCCTGCTTATACGCTGGCTTGCCCTCCGCGTCCGTCTCGGTCGGCTTTGGCAGCGGCTGCGATGGCGATGGCCATTCCTGCCAGTCACGCGTTCCGACGGCGATCTTGAGCCACCCAAACTTCACGTTGGCGATGTCAATTGCGATACCCTTGGCCATGTCTATGGCTTCGGGATCGCCGCCCTTATTAACCGTCCAGCGGTTTTGCGGAAGGTTGACCCGTATATACGCGCCGCTCGCGTCTGATGATTCTCCGAATGATATTGGCATGTTTGTCTCCTGACGTTGTGTGCCTGTGTTATGCGCCGTGTGACGCGGTGAAGTTGAACGCCCAGCGTGGTATCTGGAGCGTTTGCAGCTCCCCATACCCGTAATCCCAGACGCCCGTATTACGCGCTATCGCATATTGCTCCAGCGCGTGTTGAACTGCCGCGTCGCCCTCGTTGAGCGTGCGCCAGTCAAGTTCATACACACCAACGGGGTAAGGCGCTTCCTTGCCCACGCTGATGAAGATAAACCTGTCGATCTCCTCCCCGATCAGGCCCATCGTCCTGCGGTAGAAGCTTTCCTGAATGTGATAGCCATAATTGGCGATTTGCTTGCTGAAGCCCTCGGGGTCTGGAGCTATGGTTGTCTTCAAATCTATCAGCGCCCCGATGTCACGACGCCATCCGTCTGGACGGCATCGCATGTCCACGCCCGTCTGCGTGTCCTTCGCGAATATGCTGGCCTCGCAGACCAGATCGCCGGATAGCAGCTTGGCCACCTCCTTGTTGCTGCGCACCGCGTTTGCCGCGTCCACGGCGATCTTGTAATCGCCTTCCGTCAGCAGCAGCGCGCCATTGGCGTCGGCCTCTGCCTTGTGCTGCGTCCACTCCTTGCCGCGCCGCGTCTCCGGCCCGCACCATACGGTGGACGCTAAACTCGGCTCGAACACCAATGTGTGCGTGGCCGTGCCCACGTCGAAAACGCTGCTTTCCTTGCGCTCGGCGTATTTGTAATGCGCCAGCGACTTCATGGCGATTGTCTTGGCCCCAGAGGCGCTGAGCGCGTCGCTCAGGTGGTATTCCTCGTTGGACATGGTTGTTGATATGGTCACGCCTTCCCCCTTCCATACAGCGCTATCAGTAGCGCCTCTGCTTTGTGTTCATCCTTCTTGCGCTTCAGCTCGCTCGCCCTATCGGGAAACCACTGCTGCGCCATCCTACGCGCCGCGTCTTTATCCTTTGGCAGATTCATCGCCCGCTTCCACACGACCGGCGTCACCATGGTGTAGCGCGTGCGCGACAGCGCCACGGTCGTCGTGATCTGGCCAAACGCATAACCAAGCTTGAACGTGCTGGACACGCCCTGCTTTGGCATCGCCTGCTGCTTCTCGATCCATATGTGATCGAGCCGATCCACCGACGTGAGAATATCCATCAGCGCCACGACGTCTACGCCGCCCTCGCTGTAGACGGGCAGGTCATGCACCTCAGACCAGTTTTCACCGACCAGCGCCACGCCGCCTGTGCGGTAACCGCAGTCTATGCCACACGTCACGATGCTCAATGCATGTCCTCCTTGTCGGGCGTGCTGTATGTCTCAAATATGATCCCCATGGTCATGGCGATGGCGTCCTGCACGTCGCAATCGTTTTCACGCATGAAGCCGATCACAGATTGCAGCGCAGCGCCCAGCGCATACACCTTGGCGAGATCCGGCAGCTCGGTGCGCTCAGTAATCGCCATCATGTCACGCATCAGCGTGTTTGCCTCTGACATCGTGTTGCTGGCAACCGCTGACATCTCAGCATGCTGCTCCGGCGTCAGTGTGAAATCATCATCCACGCTGCACGTCCACACCATGCTCGTCCAGCAGGCGCAGTATCGCCATCTGCGTCAGCGACGCCATGCTTATGCGCTTCTCCTTGGACAAGTCACGCAGCGCCTCGAATACCTTGGCGTCGATCCGCGAGCCAAGTTGCTTCA